AAGGTATAGGTATACCTGACATTTCTTCCCACATAACAGAATATGCTGAACATTGCATAAAATAATTATCAATCCATTCTTCTTTTTTGGGTTTACTAGAAGTCTTAAAGTCGATTATGTAATTTTTTCCACGGAATTTACCAATACAATCAACTCTTCCAGCAGTTTTTAAATGATTCGAAAATAATGCACGTTCTTGCCCATAAACCAATTCTATTTCATCAAGAATAGGTTGGATGCTTTTAAACATAACAACATTATCAGGAGTATATTCGTCAAATGACAATTCGTTATTTAAATAATCTTCACAGAGTTTATGAACTTTGGTGCCGCGGCGGGATGCTTGAGTAGAAATTTTATTGGCTTCTTTTTCACCAACACGTTTTCTCCATTTGAATAGTGCTTCTTTTTTATAATTGGAAAGAACAGTAGTGACGGAAGGATACTTTTCACCTGTAGGAGTTACGTAATATCTTTTTCCATTTTCATTTATAGTGTTTAGGTCTAAATCTTCAAGAACATTTTCATGTATAAACATTATTCAATTACATTGAGGGTGCTACCATAATGTGCTTTTTTTATTTCTTTTAGCTTATCATTAAAAGAAGCATCTGGTTTATTGGGTCCTATATTATCATAAGCAAACCCTGGAGCAGTTATTAATTGTGTTACTTCACCACCACAATTAGGACTCGCTTGAATTTGTCCAAGAACTATTTGTTCACAAGACGATTCAGTTGGAAGTTTTCTGTCGGCTATCTTCAACTCTTTTTCAAAGACATTTCCACATTTTTTACATTCGTAATCATATGTTGGCATAATATGAACTCCATGTCTTTGCTATTGACATATATTCTTGTTTAGAATTAATAAATTGAATTGAATCATTATCTACTATTACATTAATATTTTCAAGTTGTTTGGGAAAAACAGTATCAAATAAATGCCTATCTTTCTTTTCAATCACATCAAATATCATTGGGCTTAAATAACAAGTTCCTGATGTTGCTAAAAGTTCTTTACTCATTTTATAATCAGGTTTAACTGTAATTTTTTCTATTTCATCAGAACCATTTTTATATTTAATGAAGTTTTTATATTTACTATCTCCCATGGACATATGTGACAAAATAGAAATTAATTTTCCATTATTTTTATGAATCTCATGATACTTTTCTATATCAAAATTATATAAATTACCACCATCTAAAAATAAAAAATCTTCATCATTAAATTTATGACTTAATGTTTTTAAAGAATCTGCAGTTCCCACACTTCCAGATTGTTTATGAATATTAATTTTTAAATCCACTGAAAACAATCCTTCAATTTGATACTTTTTTAATGCTAATTCAATTTGATTGTGATGATAATTTGTTGTAATAATTACTTCATCAATATGATATTTTTGTAGCCATTCAAGATTATGAAACAGAATCGGTTTTGCATTCACGGGTAATAAGCACTTTGGCATCATATCTGTAAAGGGCCGCAACTCTGTATTCATGCCAGCACAAGTCATCAATGCTTTCATTTTTTGGCTTTCTTTTTCTTGGGTTTTTCAGATTTCGTAAAACGGCCAGAAGTATCCCTTTTAGGTTTAGCTTCGGGTTGTTGAACTCCCTCCGGAAAAGAGTTATAAGCCACGAGATGAGTAATCTTTTTATATTTTTCTTGAAGTTTTTTGTCCTTCATATACCAAAGATCATCAGCCTCAGAGGGATGTAACGAATTAACCAATTCATGCCAAAGTGTTTCACGTTTTAAGGCGGTTAAGTTTGGATGTCCTCCCTCAATAAATAAATACATTTTTCTTACTTCATAATTCAATGTAGCACCATCATCGGTAGCACCCAAATTTGGAAAATAACTATTTTGTGGTTCAAATTCATCTGTTCTCAAGTCAGGTCTACCTTCAGGAAGAAGAAATTTTATATTTGTATTGAAATTATGTATTAGTAACGCCTTTACTGCTTTAGTATGATTTTGTCGTAAATAAACAACTCGTTCTTCATCAGTAGGTAGACTGTCTGCGTGAGAAAAAATTTCACTTGTCATTTGTGCGGTCATGATATTCTCCTAAAACTCATTTATATGCTCCATTAAAATTTTAAGTTTATGTTTTATAAAATAATTAAAAAGTTTGGTTCTACCAACTTTGGGTTGATTATCATATTCAACCACAATATTAGTTTGTAACCACTCAGGTATTTTAGTCAAATCTATTAACATTTCATTTCTACGATAATTGCGTAACTGTTCACCTTCGCAAAACACATCAGGTTCAAGTTCAGACCAAACTGATACCTTTTTCTTTGATAATGGTGTTTGTCTTTTGTCCGTAACAACAAATGTGTCATCAGAAGACATAAAATTAGGAACACCATCACTTACATCACCTCTAAGTATGTGTTCTCTTAAAAAGTTATCTGGATTATCAGTATTGAGATATTTCTTCGTGAGAGGCGAATATTGATTCACATTTTCGTATTTTTGTAACTGAATAAAATCTTTATCACTTGATAATATTAAAATGGGTTCTTTTTCAACAAATAATTCTTCAATAGAAGTAACAGATGAGGATCTTGGGGATTCGGTTAACAGTTTTTCCGTTTTATGTGCTTGATCCATTACAATAGTAGCAATAATATCATCTGCCTCTGCTTTATCTATATATACAACCTTATAAGGAAAGTTCTCACTTAGCTCTTCTCGTATTACATGTAATATTCTATACAATTCAGGCCAATCAAAATCTGATTTCTCTCTTGTAGTTTTTCTACTGGCTTTATAATATTTAAATGCATCTTTTCGCCAATTGCTTGTTGCATCACAACAAACTACTAGTTCACCAAATTCATCACTAAATTTGTGATGATACATTCTTATAGTGTTCAAAACTGCATGTCTGACATAATCTTCAGACATTGCATTTTTATTCATCATCACATTTGCAATAACGATTTGCGAATAATCAAGTAATATCATTTTACAATTTTAAGAAGTATAGTTTCATTATTAATGCGACCAGTTAAGTCTTTTTCTTTAGAGTTAATAGAGTCATATTGTCTCTTAATCGCAAGTTTACCACCAGAAAGCATTTTTGTTAATACTTCTTCTGGTTTTCTTACTTTTTTACATTTAGAAAGTGTTAAATTAAATCCTCGAAGAGTGCTTCCTTTTACAGATAGCCCTGCAGGCCCCTCTGCTTTATACACGCCAAGTTTACGATACTTTGAATTAAACACATACAATTGATCAGCACCGACAATCTCAGACGGGTTAATTGATGCTATTTTGTATTCATCATCTTGTTTTTTATAATTTAACTTGGCTATTTGTTTAGTAACTGAAACAGGTTTTTTCTTTCGTGGGCTTCTCTGTTTATTAGAATTGGCAGAATATCGTTCACAGTCATCAATAATTGTCTGAATAAAATTGCCATATTTAACAAGTTGCTTCTTCGTCATATGAGCATAAGATTCAGCTATGTCTTCATCTGTTGATATTAATTCTATTTCTGTTAAATAAGGATGAAATTCATTTGCTATTTTTTTAGCAATTAGTCCTTTAACTTCTTTACTAACTAACCAATCATATGTGCTTATGGTCGACTCATAATTATTATCAATGAAGTCATCTATGGTACCTTCTAGTTCAGTAGCATAGTGAACTACTTGTTCTCTTATATGATCTTGTATAGATGGTTTGTTATCTCCATTAGTTTCTTTTTCTTCAACTTTTTTCTGAACAACAACAGAACCATTTTGCTTACAAAATTCTATATAAGATTTAATTGTTTTCACATATTTTTCTGGAAGAGTTTCAAAACCTCTCAATACCATTCTTCCAAGAAATCCAGCAGTTCTTAAATTAATAATTGTTGGTCCTTCAACAAAAACACCAGACTTCCCCCAGGAAGAAAGTTTTACATGTTGAGTATCTTCTTTAGAATATCCAGCATGTTTCATATAATCAATCAACCAACGTTTAGCTTGGTCTGCTTCACAAAAATGCGAATACCAATTCAATCCAGTCGCAATATCAATCCACTTAGATTTATCATCGAAGACGGGTTCGGTTCCCATTCTTTGTTCATCGAATGATCTACCTGAACCAATAATTTGTTTAGGCTTTTTTATTAATGATGATTTCTTTATCTTTATCTTCCTCATGGTCTAGTTCGTATATTAGGTTATCAAGAAAATCAATCCACTGATTGATACGTTTATCCCAACTATAATGATTATACGTGTATTCTAATGCATTGTCAAGATTATTTTGGACATCTTTTGTCCAATATGAATCCATAACATCTTCAAGTGCATCAGCAAATCTTTCAACATGCTTATTCTTATCTTCTGTATAATTATACATGTAAGCATATTCACCACATGTTTCGGGTAAGGCTCCCCAATTAGAAGTAACAACTGCACAATGAGCAGACATTGCTTCCATTGCTACTCTACAAGAAGTTTCTTGCCAAGTACATGGATATGCTAATATATGCATATTAGTCCAATGTTTTCTCAAATCCTCATATGAAACTGTACTATGATTTGTTACTCTTGGATCTGATTCACACATTTCAAATAGGGGTTTATATGCTTCATCATTTTCTTCCCAACCATATAATTTATAGCTAGAAAAAACATGTAAATGAAAATCGGTTCTATCAATCAAATTTAAAGCATTCACTAGAATATCAAGACCTCTTTGAGGAGTTGAAGCATATATTAACTGTAAATCTTTTGTTTCAGTTTCTTCATGTTTAGGGATAGGATCTATTGCATTTTTAATTACAACTCCACGATCATATGGTATTTTTAATAATGTATTAAATTGTTGTTGTTGCCAATGACTAACAAAAATTAATTTACTAAAAAGGTCTATTGAAGGAGTTGTAAGAATAGTGTGAGCAGGATCTAATGCAAGATCATGTATCCAATAAAGTCTTTTCTTTTCTTCCTCTATATTCTGAACTCTTGAAACAACAAATTGAAATTTGTCTTTATATTCTTGAGGTAACCTACGGAATAATTCCATCGTGAGAAGTTCTGTTCCCCCTAAAGAATTTTCCGCAGGATTTCCTTTTTCATGCTGAGGTATTTTCACATCTACATCATCTATCATAATTTACTTTCTATAAGTTAGCAAGAGTCATCTCGCGGATTTTAGTTTTTTTACTGTGAGAATGTTCAGCACTTTGATAAAAAATATGATCATCTATTCTAACATTTTGTTTATATTGTTTTGCCCATTTTGGATACTTCTTCATCCAATCAGCATGATAGTGAGTTGCACCATCTGTGATGTCTATAAGCCTATATTTATGATCATAAAACCATTGTGCTATTACTTGAGTGTTTTTCCAAGATTTTCCATCATATGGATTATCTCCCCTTCCATCACAATACCATGAAAATTGGCATCTATCCTTTTTTGGAAGTCCGGAACTGTAATGGACTCCTTCATATATGACTTCACAATATGAATTAGGAAAGTGATGTGAATCCACTCTATTTTTTGTTACAAATGCAACTGCTAATTTTCCTGCAGTTGATTGTGTTGCCGCTTCAAAATATATATTTTTAGCCAAACAAGTAACCTGATCCGTTGTTATTTTTTCTTGAATATTTACAGGATTTAGTGTTGCCGGAAGTTCCGGAACTATAGGTATAATGCTTGATGTTTCAAAGGTAATTTTTCCAGTAGGACTTGTGCTTGTATATGTACTTCCTGTGAAAAATAATGATGCGACAAATACCATAAAAAAAGTAGTTACTTTTCTTAACATGTATTCTCCGTATTATTGACAATTCCATAACTAAAAAGTCAATCGTGTATTATATTTATAATAGTTAAAAATGGCACCCCAACTAGGAATCGAACCTAGATCGAAAGATTAGAAGTCTCTTGTTTTATCCATTAAACTATCGGGGCTCAAACTTTAATTACCCATTCTTTTTTTAGTGTTCTGAATGGTAGTTTTAACCCTCTCTATCTTCTTTTTTCTAATTGATTCTACTTTTTCACTAGCTCCAGTAGAAAGTTCTTTATCTTTCATGATAGCAACTGTTAATTCTGCGTTTGCTTCATGCATTTTGAGTGTGTTTTCAAGCCGCTTAATCGCACTCTCTTGTCTTACACGTTTTTCAAGACTCATTTTCTATCCTTTGTGGGTTTAACTTGTATGGTCCACTCAATTCCAATATTTGTTTTTCTTTTACAAACTGTTTTAAAATAGTAATCATCAAATAATTTTGTTTTGAAAATAGTGCCCGTTTTACTTACTATATGGTCCATCTGTTTTTATAACGGTATGAAAACCCCGTTCTTCCATTGCTTTGGCAAATCTTATAGCCTCTTCTCTTGTTTGACAAAATCTTTTATGTATTTCTTTAAGATCAGGCGGAGTCCATTTAAGATTTTCTCTCATTTGAGCTTGATTATTTTTAATCGGCTCCACTCGTATAAAATATTCTACCCAGGTATTCATTTTCACCATCCATATGGTCTAGTTTCTGTATTTTTATATGGAGCTTCATTCTCCACACATTGTCGATAAGGTTTCTTATTGAATTTATTAGACCATATAGTACCTCTCTTGTGTCCGCTTCTGGCTCCATCGTTTGACTCAACCCAATGACCAAAACAACCGGCATTAACTTGTCTTACTGTTTCACATCCTGCAACCATCCCTGTCGCTACCATCATAAAAATTAATAATAGCTTCTTCACTAATTTCTCCGTTTCTCTAAATTGTTACCTTTGTTATTTTCATCTACACATTGATAATATGGTAAATGGGCATCTTTATTAAGGGCCCTAGTTCCTCTTTCAGGGGGACCTTTAACCCAATGTCCATAACATCCTATAGTACTTGTTCCACATCCAACAACCATCCATGTCGCCATCATTACAAAAATTAATAATAGCTTTTTTGTCATTTGGTCTTTAAATATTTTCTAAAAATTTTTCTTTGATTTGCAATGATCCTTTTGTACCACAATGAGGACAATACATACGTTTAACTATATTTTTATACATTTCTGCTTTATTATCAGGTGTTTTTGCATAACTCCACCAATTACTACATTTTCCACAATTGAAATGATATAACATTTCAAAAACATAAGAGTGTTCATAATCAACATCATCCTTAATACTCATATTAATTCCTTAAAAATACGTAAAGGTTATAAAACCCATAATATCCAAAGTAATAAAATATTAGTTATCAACAATTCTATTGCTATAATTGTATGATACCAAACCCATCTAGCTTCATATGTTTTATCTCGTTCAAGTTCTATCTTCGTTTTAGGTACGTTAACATTATTCCATTTTCTTTTAAAAAATCCAAAAAAATTTGACATCTAATGCGCCTTTAATTTAAATATGGTGATTCTACATCTACAACTTCAGGACTTATACAAGCCATTCTTTTACAAAAATTATGAAAATCATCTAAATTATCTTCTTCGTGAAAATGTGCTTCATCATAACGTGTAAATAATTCCTTTGCTTCTCGCAACATTTGAGAATTAAATTCGTGGACAGTACCATCAGGCTCATGAGCCGTTAAACAATCTTGATCTTCTCTATAAAATAATTCTATTCTTGTTGTCGGAAACAACATCATTAACTCCTGATGATATCATGTAATTAGGGGCGCGGCCTGTGTGGTGGGGGTGCAGATCCATTAGTCCACTCAGGCCTCCCTGCGCCATTCGGAAACTTATCTATTATTTATTTTTTTGCCTATCTCTCTTCATCTCTATAATAACATATAAACATGCAAGAAACGCTCCTAAAATAACAAAAAGCTGAAGTGGAAGAAATACATCATCCCAACTCCAGCCTATATTATCATTTAATTTTAAAGTTATTAAAATTGATGTTATAAAAACCATTAATAACATCGGAATACGAAAAATAAATATTTTCATTTAGTAACTTTTGGGGTTCCTCTAGCATAAAAATCTGGATCAATTGAAATATTTATTCCAGAACCCATTCTTTGGCTTTCTTGTGTAACCATTCTAGTTGGTTCTGGTACAACACAATCATATTTTGTAATCATTCCGCCCTGTTTTAAATATTCATCGATTTTTATATTTAAATCATCTCTTGAAATTTTAAATTTCTTTTTATTTTTTTTAGCCATGGTATGTTAATATTTATTATAAGTTAAGTATAATATTTTTAATTGGCTACATACCAATTATAACATTAAACATGAAAAAAAGCAATACCTTCTAATCCCAAAGACCATGATAGTTTTTTGAAAAAAGAGTCAGACCTTCTTCAATTTTGCGCCACCAGTTTTCTCTTGCATCTGCATCATCCTTATGATGCATAATCTTATCATATTCTTCCTCTTTATCAATAATCATTGCAAATGCATCAATCATTTTCTGAAGTTTTCCCATCCACAGATCTTCGTAGTAATCACTCTCTGCATCACGATCTAAAATCTCTTCAAATGATCCTTGAGCATCATGGTCCGGATATGCTTCTGTTTCGTAATAAGGAGTTGGATAGCCAAAATGTGGCACACGTTCCCTTAAACGAATAAGCGCAGGATGAATAATATGTGCAAGAGTATTATCCAAATTCCAAACATCATGATTATCAATGCGTACATGAAAGGCCCGATTTTTTCTAGCAACGGATCCCATTTTTACAAACATAATTACCTCTTTATATTATTTATTCTACTGGCTCCCCGAACTGGGATCGAACCAGTGACCCAATGATTAACAGTCATTTGCTCTACCGTCTGAGCTATCGGGGAATATTATAATGCTCCATAAAAAATATGATTATCCATAAACGTCCACATAAAGTCTGGAAGGTTTAAGATTCTACATAACGAAATAAAATTAACATGTACAAAATTATAATAATCAATACTTATCCTACTTGCAATATAACTTATCACAAGAAATGAAAATATCCAAAAAAAAGTTTCTGCTAAGATTGAATTTTTTATCATAATATTATTTAGGTTTTATGAAAGAGAAGCACCCCACTTCAGGATACTTTGTTCAAGTTCATCAGCACCATCAGCATAATCACTTCCTGATGGTTCTTCTGCAAATTTTCTCATTCGTTCTACAGTTTCTCCGCCTTCACGAACAAAGACAGGAATCAAGTCTTCAAATCCATTCCAATTATAAAGAAATTCAAAACCTTCTTCGGATGAAGTATCTGATTTAGTATTTTCCCAAGTAGCAACTTGCCATTTTCCAGTAGACTCAGCCCAGACATAAACATATTCAAGATAAGAACTTTCTCGAATGTAGTCTTCAAAATCAAGATAATTTTCATAAACTATTGGTTCATCTGTATTTGCACGATCATCATGGGACTTTTCAACTGTTTCACTCAAACCCGATGCATAACCCAAAGTTGTAGCCAACTCCTGGGCTTTTTCTTTAGTGTTATAGTTGTCTAACAACACTTCACCAACACCAGTTGTATAACCGTCATAATGTACGTATGATGTAGTAACTTTCCAATCCTTGTTCATGTATGCCACTAAGCTATTTGTACTCATAATGCCCCCATATCGCAAAGGTAGTTTTCCAACACATAAAAATCGGTATGTGTTTTTTTCTTCATATCCAGTCCAGCATATTGAGCTTCCCAATATGAAGCGACCAGTTCTTCTAAACTTCTGTTTAGACTTAAATCAATTTTCTCTTCCATTAGTCCATCCTCGAATCTACGTAAACTCTCATTCCTAATTCTTTTAAAACACTTGCGAATGCATCTGCATAAGCCTCTTTACGAACAAGAGACTGTCCAAACTCTCGGACAGAAACATACCATCCACCATAATAATGCTTATTACCTTTTCCAATACTTTTAAGATAAGAAACAAATTTTCCACGAGCAGGCTTAATAACTACTCCAGCAAATCCACAAACTCCACCTTCAACAACATAAGTTTTTTTGGAATAATCAATTTCATTTCCCATCAACTCTGTAGGAGTTCCAACTACCATCGGAGTAACACCGACTCTACGACCAGCATCCATACCCATCAAATGGGCTCTCTCTAAAACTTTTTCACAATGAACTTTGCTCATACTCATAATAAATCTCTCAAAATTCAGGCAGGATAATTCCTAACCTTCACTTATATTATATCAAACGGGGGGTGGAGTGTCAAGTTAATAATTGGTTATTTTCTAGATTAATGCAATCATAAAAAGTATTGACATATATGCTATACCAGATAACAATACTAGAATTGTAAGTTCTTCAATAAACATTTTCATAATACAATCTCCTGTGTTTTCTTTTTCCATTTGGATTCTTGATCCTTTAGTGTTTCCAAGAATCGTTTAAAATTCCTTCGTTGTTCCCACATTTTCATAATGTAATCTCTATTAAAATAGTGAAGTATACATTCCAGTATGGGCAGTAAATTGATCTGTCAACATGTCACAATAAATGTTATTGTATTCACTAACAGATTTCTTCTCACCCATTTTGGAAACTTTAGCAAATTCCATATCATAAGTATCCATTGAATTCAATGTGATCTTCAAATAATTAGAATTTGAACTGTTTCGACCGATCTTCATTACCAGACCATCAGAAAAACCCATAAAGTTTTTCGCTCCAGTCATCATACGGAATTTATTTCCGCCAAGTTGTTCTAAAATTGTTTTTGCTACGCTCATAATATTTCCTACTTTACACTTTCAACTAATGTTTCAACATCCGACATAAATCTAGTAACAATTTTACTAGGATTGAATCCGATTCCAACTTCCGACTCAGAGAATTCGACATTAAATACTCCGGCAAAAATCAGATAAGCTAACATTCCAATTGCTATATACTTAATCATAAATCTCCTATACCAAATCTATATGTTCGGTGATCACGATTCGTCCACCAGTTTTCCAATGCTTAATAAAGCTGGCAATATCGTCTTCATAGGACATAACCATTTCGGCAAATCCCATTCTATCACCAGTGAAGCATGATTCGTAAAACAATCTTATTCTACACATGATCAATCTCATTTAGGGGGTTTACGAGGCAGAAGAATTTCCAACCTTCACTTATATTATATCGAATATGGGGTGGAGTGTCAAGTTAATAATTGGTTATTTTGGTATTTTACCAATTATTGTATAGTAAATTTAGTAAATTGGAATAAATTTGTTGGATAAGACTCTTTATCACACGTTGTATACAAAATACTTTGATTTGAACTATATGTTGATCCATCTTCAAAATACCATGAACAGTAAAGAACATCTCCTGTATTTTGATTTTCAACTTCATTAATTGCACATTCTTTTGTAAGATTTAATTTCCAATCATTATAATTACATCTAGAATCTTTATTATAAAGATTTACTGCTGAATCAGATTGTGGTGTTAATTTTATAATAGACCCCATAGTTATTTTATAATTCTTTGAATCAAAATCAATAGAATACGTATGATCTTCATCCTGCACACTAAAATTAGTAACACAATCTGTATCAGAATATTTTTCAATTTTTATAGATACATCAGTATTCACATATGAAAATGAAAAATAATATGAACTATTATCTTCATTAACATGACATTCCGTTTTCCATGTTTCTGCTGATTCTCTAGAGGCAGTTTGTGGACTGGAAAATTTTGATCCATATGGAGTTATAACTGAAGAAGTCGAATCCTTTGATGATAAAGATGTGCTGGCATATTCTTCATTGTTTGCACACCCTATTAAACCCAACAATAAAATCGAAATGATATATTTCATTTTGTACCTTTCATAATAAATATTATAATTATGGATAAACCCACATACACAGAAACAACAATTGTCGACTATAAAAATATGTCGTCCAAAGAAAGTATAGGATTTTATTTCTCTCCATACCCACCACCATCGAATTACCTCCTCACCGTAGGACCAAATTCTAAACTGACAAAATCTTGTTCAGAAACTTTTGATGGACCTTATTTAACATTTGATTATATAAACTGGAATGATATCTTAGTAATAGATATAAAAATCGAAGCATTTCTTACAGGAGTAGCACAAAAAGTATTAAACAAATCCATATTCAATTCAAATCAAAAACTTCTTATTCAGTTACATGTCGGTCAAAGTCTTCATGGAGAAATAATTCAAGAAGGATTTGATTATTTCAATCAAATAAATGTAAATGACAAAAAAAGGATTTATCTTGAATATCACATAATAGATTATCAAATAATTTATCTAACCCCATTAACAAATATGAAAACCGATATGTTTTGTGATATAGAAATTCATACGCATCAAAACCAATTTCTATCTACATACCCCTACAGACAACTTCACATTATAATTGAAAAATGGCGGTCCCAATGGGATTCGAACCCATGTTGCCGGCGTGACAGGCCGGTGTCCTAGGCCGCCTAGACGATGGGACCAGTAAAAAAAATAGCAAGGGGCAGGCTTATGCGTAGCTCTGAGCTTATTCCACGCTCCCCATACCCCTCATAGCACCTGTATCCTCGAGTTCCGTCTGGCATGTTCACGCATCACAAGGAGCGTAGTAGCTGGTCAACTCACTCGTACAAGTGGTTAGCTAATCGTTAAAATCCGTGAGGTTGCCCCCAATGAGTAACAGTCGCATATACTAAACAGATCCAAATTAAATTTGTCCATATCCAAGCTGTAATCATTTTATCCTTTTGGTGGGGAGAGGTGGAGTCGAACCACCACAGTCTCAGACGGCTGATTTACAGTCAGTTGGGCTCGCCACTTGCTCAGTCCCCCCGTATTTTGTTTAATTATATACTATATCAATCTTTATTTGCTTCACAAAAATCATACCAAGTCGCAATAAATCCTAAAAACAATCCACGTTGTCTACCGTGTGCTTCTATTTCATATGGCAATTCATGATAATCAATCAAATGTTCTGGTGAAAAATCTTCAGTTTTCCAATATAATGAACCTGATCTCCAGGTCAATTCACCAACAAGATATTGTTTAATATGAACTAATTCATGAGCTAACGTTTCAAGAATTTGATGAACCCATTCATCATCTCCCCTTCTACGACCATATTCATCATCATTCATTTTGCGATGATCAAGAATAATTTGAAACTTTCTTGGTCTGTAGACATTAGTACCGTCTTTAATTTTTGCTTCACCGCCAGTATG